GAAGTAAAATTAACGTTATAGCTTGATGATGGAATGAAGTCAAATGATGGTGCAAAATGGTCGAACCCAAGCTCTACAGATATGATGTCTTCCATAACATCTTCTACGAAATTAGAGAATAATCCATTTGCCATTCTACGTCCAAACACTGCGGCAAATAACCTTTTATTTGTAAAGTTTGTCATGTTGTATACACTTGACAAAGTTGTGCTATCCAACCTTAATGAGCATCTCGCCGAGAAAGTATCATATATATTTCCACTGAGGTACAGCAGAAAGTATAAATTATTATAATCAATATTATCAGGGGCTAACATCATTGAATGGTCAAAGTCCACCTCTTCATCAAAGTTGAACCCAGAGATTTGTTCTATAGGGAAATATCCCGGCAGAGAAAAGGCAACCTCAAAGTTAGGGCTATAATCATCTATGGACTCAGCGTGCATATTACCTGAAAAGTTTGCGATTACTTTTATGTCCCCTGATATATCCTCTGGCGATTCAAAAATAAAGTTAATCCCATACCCCTCGGTATTCAGGCTACCTATACCTAAATGGATAAGGTCAACTTCATTTGCTATTCCATTTTCTCTAAAAGTTATATCTCTGGCAAGAAGAGCTTCTACATCCCCATCCTTTTTCAATGTTGTACTATTACTACCCCTAAAAAATAACACCTGTATATTATCATCAGTGAGTGGGTTAGAATCATCCTCGCCTATCAACTTAGGAGTGAAGACAATATGGTTCTCCCTCTCTTCATACTGCTCATCTATTGTATAACCATCAAGGTTGTAAGCTGTGTTTTTTAATATAGTCGCATATTTATCGCCGTTTTCAATAAATAGAAAATTAGTATCAGGGTTTTGATAACCAACAATATTGGTGTCGTGGGTAGCCACTCTTCCGTCTGCAATAACCTTGATCTCTCCATCTAATATCTCGTTTACAACATTGCGTTCATAAATAAATATAGGAGATTTATCAACATACCCGTATACCATAGGCATCGGCTTATTCTTATTCTTCTCAGGGACATTATCCCCACTGCCAGTCCAATGCTCTTCAAGTGGGAGGTCTCTGTGTAGTTCTCGCTCAGTCACATTCTCAATAGTTAATGTAACACTCTTCTCACTCTCTACTACATCACGTATAACCCCACCGTATATTGTCATTGCCTCATCAATACCGGATGATTGAGACAGAAGTTTGACAGATACATTCTTGTTAAATACCTTGCCACCGTATAATTCACTAAAGCGTTTGCCATTCTTGAATGGGGCTGGCGTATTCACCATTGTCACTGTCATATTAGATATTTTAAACTTACTCTCAAAGTAATCTATCGATTCCTTGACTTTACTTACACTTTGTACAAGAGGGAGAGCTTGATCTATATTACCATTACTAAATGACACATCAGCACCATCAACCCCTATACCACTGATAGTAATATAGTAGTTAAGGTGGAAGTTTCTTCCGAGTAAATCTCTTTCAAACTTACGTGTTTCGGTTTCAATTGGCATTAAGCTATCCCTATATCTGCACCACGTCTAATGGCACGTTTAATTTTTGGTATTGCATCGAACTCAATAAAGTCGTCACTAAGCACATTACCACTGAATGTGATATGAACGTCACCTCCGCTCAAAGAACGGCTATCTGGTCTATCTATGGGCGTTATTCGTACATGTTCTCGCCCTTTCTCACCTACAGTTATGTTCTCAGCACCACTTGTAGTAAATTCACCACCCTTAGCAAACTTCTGTGGCTTAGGTTGAGCGAGTACAAGAGCTGTTGAGAAAGCCGCTTGCAATAGTGCCGCTTTATTTGCTGGGATGGCAAACAATGTGCCAGTTATAGCTGGATTCTTTGTAAGAGTCACAGCAAGATTCATAGCTATTTCGGCTATAGACATTGCTTGTTTGGCTTTATGTAGTTTAACCAGAGATTTGTATGCTTCATCTTTTATCTTTTGCTCTTCTGCTTTCTTTCTCTTATCAGATGATCTTTGAAATGCCCCTGTCGCTCTTAAAGCATCGAGCTCTCTATTCATATTATTCTGAATAGATGCCTCTTTCCTTGCATGTACTTGGTCTATTATGGCGATTACTCCATCGCCCCATGTTTTGTATAACTCAAGGCTTTGCTCTAAAGTAGATTGTTCGTGAGTTAAGTCTATATTTCCCAACATACTTTTATGTAACTTATCATTTGCATCTATTAATTTTTTTATCTCTGCCGGTCTAAGGTCAGCCTCAAGTTTTTCAATATCTCTTTTTGTATTTATCCATCGTATGTTTTCTTTTAATTGAGAGAGTATTCTTTTATCTGTGTTATTGTACAGGCTTAATTCTAATTGCTTGACAGATATCCCCTGCCTTATGGCATTAGCTTTATCTCTTTGTCCTTGTATAAACGAGGTTATATCTTTTTCTTCTGCGTCCTTAAACCTCTGATACATTATCTCGTACTGTTTTACAATCTCTGCTGGTGTTAACCCAGAGTCTTCAAGGGTCTTATTTAACTTTATTAATTTTAATCTATATTTTTCTGTGATGGCATCTGCACCAGAGAGACTGCCAAGCAGTGCTCTATCTAATGCAACTTGAAAATCTAATAGAGACTCGGCTGTGATGGCTAATTCCTCGTTTAATCTCTCCTGTTCTGCCCTCCACTCTTTAGTAAAGTCTTTTGCCTTAGCAGTAGTATTTATTATATCTATTAATCCATCACCATATCTATTGATCCATTTGACAGCCTGAACGAGCCCCTCAGCAAATATAATCCCTGATGCAACCCTAAAGGCTCTTGTTGCCTTTACTGCTGCCCATGTAGTGGCAGTGTATACTTTTAATCCCTCTTTTAAGACGGCTACTCTTATGGCTGCAATTTTTGTTGCTGCAGATAAGTACCCCATGGCGAGAACAAGAGACCCTATCGCAAGAGTGTACCCCTGTAGTCTATCGGTATCAATTATTGTGGTAGCAAACTTTGTAAGTAACCTTGTAGTTGGAAGAAGGATGTCCCCAAGCTCTGTCATAGTGGTTATGAGATTCTCATTGAAAGACCTAAGTACATTTTCAAACTCTTCAAGAGTTCTTGCCCTATCACCTTGGGCTTTAGTAGTTGATTTAAGTATTAAATCCAACCTTAGTTGAATTTTCTGTTGTGCTGTGAGCTCACCATTAGTTAAGCGAATCCCTTGTCTTAGAGCCTCAGTCTTTAACATAGTATCAGTTATGATAATGTTATATTTCCTAATGGCTTCATGATTACCAACAAGGGCAGAGGTGAAGTTATTCATCACCTGTGTATCAGTGACTCCGGGAAAGAAGGAAGCAACGTCTAATGATAATTGAACCATTGTCTTGGACATTGATATAGCTCTTTTTTCAGCAAATCCCATAGAATCAAATAATGAAAAGATGTTTGCTGTCATCTCAAAGGTTGAGTTTTTAGATATGTTCATGCTCTTGGCTAACTTAGTAGCCCAGACCTGCATACCCTTTGAATTATCCTCAAACAGAACATTCATTCTGTTTACAGTCTCATTAAATTCAGATGACTTTGTGATAAATTTAAATAAGGTTCTGGTCATTACTGTAACAGCAAATGATGCAAGTAATATTTTTGACCTTAGTGTGGCAAAGGCATTATTTAATAACCTGCTACTTCCAAGCCCAAGCACATTCGCTTTGTGTTGTTGAGCCATCTCTGTATTCAAACCCCTGACCTGTATTCGTAACTGCCTGTAAGCTACCTCGCTACCCTTCATGGCAGCCTTGACAAGTTTCTGATCTATAGCTGTATTTTTTAATGTAGTGTTATGGACTTTTAATTGGACATTTAGTTCTCTAACCCTTGCACTATTTTTTAACCATTCAAGTCTTGCTTTCTTTGCTGCAATATTAGCTTTATTGGTTGTCGCTGTAGCTTCTTTGTCAGCCTGTATTTTTTCACGTATGCGTCTTTTATTTTCTTTTACAGCAAGAGTAAACTTACTCATAGCAGCTTCGTTACCCTTTAAGGCTTTATTGTATCCTGTTAATGGAACAAGGGCTGCCCCAACACTCGCATTTAATGCCAGCATCTCAGCCTTCATTTCACGAACTTTAATCGTTGCTTTCTTCTGGAGGGTAATCGCTTTTTCTTTTGTCGCCGCCGATCGTTTCTCTTTGATAAGAACAATATCCATAGCCCCGGCAAGCTCTTTCACATCATTTGTTAATGCTTCATTAGCTCTCCGGAGTAGTTCTGTAAATTTTTCAGCAGTAATATTTGCTTTAGTGAGTTCTTTGGTTTTTGTAAATTGTACAGCTAAGGCAACGGCAAGATTTTCTCCTGCCTTCTCTTGCTCTTTTGTTGTTATAATAAGAGGTCTAAAGACTGAGGCAAGCTCCTTAATATCTACCGTAAGAACCTTTATGTCTTTCCCGAAACTTAATACTGCATTATCACTTGGCATCTTTCATCGCTCTTTTCTCGGCAACTTGTGTTGCGTGCTTAATTATTTTATATGTGTCCAACCATCTATTCGGTTGTTCACCATACGATCCATTATAAGGACTTATTCCAAAGTCCATACAGTAGATATATCTACCTATTTCCTTGTTAGCTTGCTCATCAAATACCACATTTGGGCAAGCAAAAAGGGGAAGCTGTGCTGACACAGCTAATGCTATATCAAAGTCTTCCCCCTTAGTTGTGTTTAACATCTTTGTTTCGTCTATTAAACTATCTATAACTTTCCATACATCTTTCTCGCCCTTGAACTCAACTCTTCTGTATTTACCATCAATCATAATAGGAGGTGTTTCTGAATATGGAAACTCGTGATATTTACAATCGCCCCCACACCACTTTTGAGTGTGGTAGTTTAGTCCTAATGTGAGGGCTTCTCTTCCCCCACATTTTGGTAATCCCTAATGTGGTTAAGAAGTTCCATACCTTCGTCTTCACTTAACTGTGTTAGTACTGAATCAATTGGAAATCCATCAGACCCTAATTTAAAGCCTTTGAAATTTCCACCTATAATACCTCGTCTCAACCAAGCTGTCTTTGCTTTCGACAGTCCAGTTGTTGAGTAAGTATCGTCATCATGGTATCTAATAACAACCATATCTTTACACAAGTCCATCTCATCAAGAGACATTTCCCTTATGTCAACACTTTTGCCAGTTGTTAGTTTTACAGTTTTCTTGTTCATCACGTTCCTTTATTTTAAGTTACTATTACGTTAAGCAGTTCGGTTGATCCTGTTGCAGGGTCTACCATCTTTATTTCTGCTTTAATTTTCTGATAATCACCGTCTTCATATTCTGCTGTTTCAATTATACCGAAAGGCATATTAAAACCAATTGCTGTTGCACTTGCCCAAGTAGCGTTGTTCGCTAAATATAAGGCTGTATTAGCAGGTGTTGCTCCACCAGTTGATACTGTGCCAACTCGTTGCTTTTGTATCCAATCTGATGTGTTAGCATCAAATTTAACTGTACACGTCGCCATAACATTTAAGTTAGGCATAGATCGTTCATAAGCCTCTGGTAATCCATAGTCTCCGCCAACAACCTTGTTACCAAGGAATGTTACAGGATTCTCTACCAAGAACTCAAATGCATCAAGGATGACTTCGTCTTCCATGACAATCTTCTGTTCAGTAAAGTCACTCAAGTACAAGTAATTCCTTGTGAAAGGAGTTATTGTATAAGTAGCTGCTGCACTTGCAGTAGATGAGAATACATCTCGTGTCTTTAATGTAGCTTCAAATGTAAATCGTCCACCATCTTCATTGGAGTCCGCAATCAATTTCAAGCTATCAATAACACAACCTTTCATCGTATAAGATGAATTAGGTGATGCCACCCCTTGGAATACAACTGTTAATGTGTTCTCTGCTCCACTTGCTGCTGCTCCCTGTAAAAAA